GGCCGCCTCCATTGCCTTGACCGATTCCACCGCGTCAGCGGAGATCTCAAAGAGATATCCCGCATAGAGTCGAGCATAGGCGATCGGATCCTCCTCACCAGCGGGCTTGGCGGGGGCGGAAACGGTGCGGGGCTTGGGGGTGACTACGGGAGCGTTGGCCGCCGCCGCCATCTTGGCCTCATAGGCATCAAGCTCCGCCATGCTTGCGGTGATGGCATTGGCCTCCGCTGCCCGCTCTTTGGAGAAGCCCGCCAACCGCTCCCGCGCTCGGTCATATTGGTCTTGCGCCATGCCCCCAATGGTGGCCGTGAGGAAGGCTTGCTCTTGCTCACCCGACCATGAGCTAATGCTCATCTTCTTGGCCACCGCCATGGCCTTCTCAGCCGCCTCCCGGTTGCGCACCTCCATGGCCGCCACTTGGCTCAAGGCGTTGGCGTGGTCAGCCTCCGCCTCTTTGGCCGTGATCGCTGCTAGCCGCTTCATGCCATCGGCGCGGGCCGCATCATTGGTGGCCTTGGTCAGCTTCTCGGTCTGGCCCGTGAGCCCCCAAATGAGCTCAGTGTATTCCTTCACATTTTGCTTGGCCGCCGCCGCGTTATCCACGCCCCGTTGCACCGCCGCGTTGTAGTCAGTGAGCCCCTTGGCCGCCGCATTGGAGGCATCGGAGCTATCCCAAAAGGCTTGGGCTAGCAGCTTCACGGGGGTGAGGATGGTGTCAAGGAGGGTCTTCACCCCGTCAAAAATGCCCTTGAGCCGCTTGCCCATCTCCTCCATGGAGCCGCCGCCTAGCACCGCCTCCGCAAAGGCTCCTTTGACCGCAAAGAGGCTCTTCTCGGTCTCATCCCAAACCTTCATCCCCTCGTCGCCATAGCTCTTGAAGAGGTTCTCCGAGGAATCCAAGAAGGCCTCCACGCCCGCCTTGGCTATGCCCATGGCCGCGCCCACCCCCGCGATCGCCTTGATGGCTCCGGGGCCGCCAAGCTTCTGAGCTAGGGCTCCCGCGGCCTTATCGGCATCATCCGCCACCTCCTTGAGCTGGTCAGAGAGCTTCTTGGCCTCCACCTTGACGGTGCCCGCACTCTTGCCCGCATCCTTGAATGCGCCTTGGAGCCCGGTGCTATCTCCGCCAATTGTTACTACCGTGTCAGCCATGGCCCTTGCCTCCGATGCGGAGCCCTTCCGTCATGGCGGAGAGGCGCTCCATGGTCTTGCGCTTGCGCTCATCATAGGCCTTGACCCCTTCTCTGAGCTCAGCCGAGACGAACTCCGCCAAGTCAAGGGAGGCCGTGCCAACCTCCGCCAAGGCCACCGCGGGGCTACCGCGATCGATCCATCGGGCCATGCGGTGCGCCTCCCAAAACCCCGCGGGCGGGGTGGTCAGCACGGGGCAAGTGGTGGGATTGGGTGGCATGGTCTCAAAGCCTAGGTCTTGGGTGAAGCCCTCGGTGCAACCCCGCTGGTGGCGCACCTCATCCGGGCACTCCCAACAGCGGAAGCCGTGGGAGGTGGTCAGCCGTGCATAGTCGCGCCACTCTACACGGCGGAAGTTTTTGGGTAGCCCACCGATGCCACCGCCGTGGCCACCTTGGAGAGGTCTTCCCAATGGAGGCGGAGCACCCACTCCCGCCGCTCCGCCGTGTTGCCCTCTCCGGGAAAGGCGGGTGTCCAATCCTCTGAGCTGGTGATGCAAGCCGTGAGGAGGCCCGCATGGGTCTCCATGAGCGCCTCAAAGCCCGCGGCCTCATCCGTCTCCATGAGCGCCCGGGAGCGATTGATGGCCCCAAGGTAGCGTGCCCCCTCAAGGGCGTTGGGCTCCCGCACGCAAAGGCGGGCAGTGCCCCGCTTGCTCTCCACCGTGATCCAATGCCTTTCAACAAACTCAATTGCCATGTTGTCTCCCTTCCCTTGGGTTGCCCGTGATGGGCTTAGTTGTCGCCGTCAAATGTGATGGTGGCCGGGCTTGGGGTGGTGGCATCGGGGATGGCACCAAACTTGAGCGTGAGGCTACGGTGGCCATCGGTCTCTCCCACCGTGGGCCACGCGATCACTTGGGGGTTGGCAAGGGAGATGAGGATGAAGTCACCGTTGCCAATCCCGATCTCCAAGGTCAAGGCCGAGGCGAAGACCGTATTGTTGTTAGCCTTATCCCAATCGGGCTGCTGCTGAGGGCTAGAGACCGGGCCTTCCGGGAGGTCAGCCACATCCACCTCAAGAGAGGGATAAGTGGCCAGCGTGGAGAGGCCGATGCCAAAGCCGTTGGCCTCCCTGCTATCGCCCACATCCGCCAAGGCAAAGCCCGGGTCAAAAGTCCACTTGGTGAGGGCCGTCACATTCTCAAAGTAGGTGGTGAGTGTGAGGGTGCAATTGAGCGCCACGATCGGGGGCTGGTCAGTGTCATAGACCGGGGCGGGGATCTGCGTGGCCGTGGCGTAGCTATCGGGATCGATCCACTTGCCCTTCACCGTCCAATCAATCATCACCCGCTGCCCATACTCAGCCGAGATCTTGGGGATGGCAATGCAATCAAAGGCCGCATACCGCTTGCCCGAGCTCTCCACATAGAACATGGTAAAGGGCTGGCAAGCGTAGTCGGGGGAGCGGGCCGCCGAGCCCGCCGTGGCGAATTGGCTTTGCACCGCCAAGGTGGTGTCATAACCATTGGGGGTCACCGCAAAGGGGCTGGCCAGCCAAAGAGCCGCAAGTTGGGTGTTGTCAAAGCCACCAGCTCCGCCCGAGGTGTTGGCATCCCAAAAGAGCTCAGTCTGAAAGGTGATATCCCACCCCTTGGAGCCCGTGACCGCCGCTTGACCACCGCCAAAGGGGGTCATGGTGTCAGTGCGCTCAATGATGCCCGCACCGCGTGGGCTAAACTTGGGAGCCCCGATCAAGCGGATGGCATCCCCCGCCACAATGGCCGAGGAGGCGATCGCCGTGCCCACGGTGGCTTGGGTCTGGAAGTAGGCCGCACTTGTGTTGCTTGCGATAACGGTTGAAGCCATGGATCACCTTGCGAGAGAGCGCCGTTGGGAGACTTGGATAGTAGCCCGCACGGTCTGTTGAATCAAAGAAGATCCCACATCATCCACCCCCACCACAAAGTCAGAGGGGGAGACCCCCGCCGCGGGTGAGGCATTGAAGATCCCCGTGGGGGTAAAGCCCGGAGTGCCCACATTGCGGGCATCATAGTTGGGGAAGCCGTAGACCGGGCTGGTGAGAATCATCACCACCCCCTCCACATAGGCGCGGAGGGCGGTCTCATAGACCTCCACCGTGAACTTGATCGCGGGGTCTCCGGGCGCGGCCTTCACCAGCGGCTTGACCGTGCTCCCGTCATAGTAGCCCCAATCAGAGGTCACCGTGATCTCAAGCTCATGAACTTGATCCATGGCTCCCAAGGCATCGGTGATCTTGGCATCGGTGCGGATCACCGTGAGCCCCATGGCGGGTTGGGTCTCAGCCGTGAAGAGGGCGCGGTGCGAGGTGTAGAGGTTGCCCGCTACGGGGGCGGGAAGGCCGGGGGCACCCATAGCCTTGAGCCAATCCACATCACACACCACCGCCCAATTGGCGACCACCAGCTCCTTGGCCGTGTTGGCCACTACTTGGGGGCCGTTAGCCGATCCTGCTATCATGAGAGACCCCTCACTGCCCGCGCAAGCTTGGCCCGCTCCCGGAGCTCTTGCGAGGTCACTCCTACCTTGCCCCCTTGCTTGATCGCAATCCTTTGGAGCTCATTGCGCACCGCCAACATGAAGGGCCGCCCAAAGGCTAGCAGGGGCCGCTTGGGGGTGGGCACTTGGATCACCTTGACCCCCCGCTTGGTCTTCCACTTGCGATTGTATGCACCCTGCCCAAGGTTATGGTTGCGGGCGTAGGGAACCGAGGTGCCCATGGTCGCCACATTGCCATCCACGCGGTAGATGAACTCCTTGTGGGTGGTCAGCGCCATGGAGGGGAAGAGGCGCTCTTGACCACCGGGCTCAGCTCCCGCGCTCTTATCCCACCGCAAGAGGTGTTGCTTGGTGACCTTGGTGGCCCCCAAGACCCATTTCTTGACGGGCACATAGTATTTGCGCTCTTGCTTGGTGTAGTCGGGCCATGGGGTGCCCGTGGAGCGCCCTTGGGTGAGAAACATGGCACGGCGGCTGTTGGCCCATGCCTCCGCAATAGGCCCATCCTTGCCCGCCCAAAACGGGCTCCAATCGCCCGCGCCCCGGAGGCAAGCCTCAAGGGTGGCAACGGCCTTGCCCGTCTCATCCGTCATG